GCAAAAGCACTTTCAGATCGGGTTATGAACAAATACTGGAAACAGAAACAATGCGAGATCGCGGACGAAATGGAATGTTCGCCGTCCACGTTGAGCCGTTTTGTCAGCAATGAAGACGCTAATCAGGCGTTTAATTTTATTGCGGCAAACGGGTTTGATGTTTTCGACAGGGATTCTCACGTAGCAATTGAGAAATCAGAGTTGGAACTGCTTTTATTGGCGGCAAAAGGCTTTGACGACCGGTTGCGCGAGAAATATTTGGGCAAATAAAAAACCACGGCGGCAACCGTGGTGATTTACTAAGAAAAACTTAGGAATGTAAAACATGGAAAATCTTAATCAAAACGAGACGACAAGTCAAACACAATTAGCACAGATTTTAAAAGCACTCAAAAACGGCGAAAGACTAACGCACTTAGACGCGGAAAAGCGCTTTAACTGCTTACGTCTTGGCGCTCGTATCTACGACCTTAAAAAACGAGGTCACAACATCATCAGCAAAATGATTACCGTGCCAAGCGGCAAGCGTGTTGCTCAGTATTGGTTGGAGGCGTGAGATGGAACGATTTAATCGACCGGTAAGAATTGATGTGCTGCTGGCTCTTTATTGCCAAAAATTAGCCAAACAAGGGGGAGAGAATGAAAGCAAGTGATGCACTACGCCTTATGGGAAAACCCGTGGCGTATTACAAAAATCTTTCTCGTCATCTTGGTGGTGCAACGGCGGCGATCTTGTTTTCTCAGTTGTTCTATTGGAGTGACAAAACGGACAACCCTAACGGCGTTTACAAGCAGCTTGATGAATTATGCGAAGAAACAGGCTTAACGCTTGAAGAATTACGCACGGCGAGAAAAAAACTTATTGGGAAAGGTGTTTTAGTTGAAACAAACAAGAGACTTGAACACAAAATTTATTTTCGTATTGATTTTGACGCTTTCGATGAATTAATGGCGAAATTTGGGGAACAAGGGAAAGCCGATTTCCCGAAAGAGGAAAATAAAATTTCCCGAAATGGGGAATCCCGATTTGGGGAACAAGGGAAAGCCGATTTCGTTATTGATCAAGAAAATACTAACACTAGATTACATACAAATACCCCCCTTTCCCCCCAAGGGGAAGATTCGCCTAACGGCAAATCAAAAAATAATCACCTTGCTGAAAAAATTGATTATCAAGCGATCGCCGATGCTTGGAATCAAGTTAACGAAAATTCAGGCGGGCAATTACCGTTCGTGGAGAAAATCAATAACGACCGCAAACGCGACATTAAAAAATTCCTTGGGGAACTATCCAAACCAACGCTTGAATGTGTAAGAAATTATTTTGAGGCGTTTTTTGCGGCGGCAAAACCTCACCACTTTGGCGAAAACGATCGAGGTTGGCGAGCAAATTTTGATTTTGCGATTAAGCCAAAACAAGTTTTGAGAGTACGCGAGGGAGCATTGTGATGGAAAATTTAAAAATCGTCCCATACAACTTGAGCGCAGAGCAAAGCGTACTTGGAGCCTTGATGTTTGGCAGTCTCACGAAAGACGCATTGGCAGTATTGGATTTTTTAAAGCCTGAAAGTTTTTACCGATTTGAACATCAGCTCATTTACACCGAAATTCAAGCCTTGGCAAAAACCAATCAACCAATCGACCTAATGACCGTTGAGGCTAAATTAAACACAAAAGGCGTAATCGAACAAGTTGGTGGATTCGCTTACTTGGCGGAGTTATCCAACAACACTCCAAGCGTTGCAAATATCAGAGCTTATGCCGAAATCGTGCGGGAAGATGCCATCAAACGATTTACGCTTGGCAAGCTACAAGACTGCGAGGCTTTAATTTTAGGCAAAAGCGATATGAGTGCCGCCGACCGAATTGAATCAATCAGTCGCTTGATGTCGGAAATCTCCGACTACAGCCGAACCGGTAAATCTAAAGGCTTACGCGCTGGGCGTGATGTTGGTTTAGATTGGTTAGATAAATACCAATTACGCCTTGAGCAACCGGAAAGCGTGCGTGGAATTTTAACCGGCATTAAAGCGCTTGATGAAGTGATCGGGTTGAAAGGTTTGGTTAAGCAATCACTTGTTGCGGTAGGGGCGCGTCCTAAATGCGGGAAAACGGCATTTTACTCATTGATGGCGGAAAACTGCATTTTGAACGAGAAAAAGCCCGTGTTGCTGTTTAGTTTGGAAATGTCAGCCGATCAGATTTTTGAGCGTATGTTGGTTAAGCGCGCAAACATCAACGCAAATGCACTTTACGACACCGGGTTAAATGACGATGAGTTTTATCTCAAATACCACTTACACAAAGACACTGTAATGACGCGTGTAACGCAGTCTGTTGGAGAGTTGGTCAATGATGACTTGTTGTATGTTGATGACACTCCAAATGTCTCCATGGCCCACATACGCAGTGAATGCCGCCGAATTAAGCGTGAGCGAGGAGATATTGGATTTATTGGTATTGACTACTTGACGCTGATGAAAGCTGAAAAAGCCGAGCGGAACGACTTGGCTTACGGGCAGGTAACCAAAGAGCTGAAAAATCTTGCTCGTGAAATGGATTGTGTGGTGTTGCTTTTAACACAACTGAATCGCGGGCTTGAAAGTCGCTCAGATAAACGACCAATGCCAAGTGATAGCCGCGACACTGGGCAAATCGAGCAGGAATGCGATTACTGGTTGGGACTTTATAAAGAATCAGTTTACAACGAAAACGCAGATCCTGCCCTATCCGAAATTATCGTGCGATTAAATCGCCATGGTGGAACCGGTAAAGCCTACTGCGATCAGAAATTTGGTGCAATGTTTGAATGCGATCAATTAGACGCAGAAAGACGAGCGCAAATCGGCAAAAAAGAAACAAAACAAGAAACAGCAAGATTTTCAAAAGGGAATAAGGGATTTTAAGCATGACAGAGCAACAATTTGACCGCAACACATGGCAAACGCCTAAGTATGTTTTTAACGCCATGAATCGCAAATATCGCTTTGACATTGACGGCGCGGCGGATGTTAAAAACGCATTGTGTGAAATGTATATCACCAAGACCGAAGATATTACAGACCGCAGAACGCAAAACCGCATACCGGTTGGGGCAAGAATTTGGCTCAATCCTCCATACTCAGACCCGATGCCATTTGTGCGCGCGGCGATTGATTTAATGACTGAGCGGGATTGTGTTGTAGTGATGTTACTCCCCGCAGATAAAACTACCCGTTGGTTTAAGACCGCGCTTTTATACGCCACTGAAGTGATTGATGTTGTCGGCGGGAGAATTAATTTTGTAAATCCAGTCACCCAAAAAGAGGTTAAGGGTAACAGCAAAGGCTCAATGTTTGTAATTTTCGATCCGAATAATCAACACCAAGTACAAGGTTATGTAACGTTGGATTTTTTAAAAAAGCGTGGTGGTTACGATGACCGATAAGCAAGTCTTTTTTTTACGTAACGAGCAAGTGCGGTCAAATTGCCAATCGTTTATCCAAGATTTACCAACGGACGATAAAAAACCGTTGGTTATCAAAATCCAACCAATGACACGCAACCTTGAGCAAAACGCCAAGTTTCACGCTATGTGCCAAGACGTGGCGAACCAAGCGGAATTTATGGGTCGCAAACTCTCTATGGAGCAATGGAAAGTCTTATTTATCTCAGGTCATGCAATCGCCACTAATCAAAAAGCAGATGTTGTGGCAGGGCTTGAGGGCGAATTTGTAAATATCCGTGAAAGCTCGGCAAAAATGAGCGTGTCACGAATGGCGAGCTTAATCGAATATGTCACAGCTTACGGTGTGGCGAACGGGGTTAAATTTAACGACAGATGGGGATTTTACGGACGATGAAAGATGTTAATTGGAACTGGATTGCGTATTTAGTTTTTACCGCATTTATTTTTTGGTTGTTTAATGGTGCCGGACAATGATTGAGGTAGATACCATGGTTTTATTTTTGATTGCATTTTCGGCTGTCCTGTTTTTTCTTTTTGATCAGCCCCTTGCCGCCACCCTTGTTTTGTGCGGAGCCTGTTGGCTTTCCGGTTGGTATTTTGCCCATAGTACGGTTGCAACAGAGTGCGAGAGATTGGGCAAATTTTACGTTGGCAAAAACGTTTATCAATGCTCAAAAATCGAGGGTAAGAATGAGTAAACCTAAAACTCTCAAGCCCAAAAAATGCAAGTTATGCGGCATTGAGTTTATCCCCAAAAACTCTCTCCAAAAAGTTTGCTCACCTAAATGTGCGATTGATTTAGCCCGTCAAAACGCACAGAAAGAGCGAGATAAGGCGGAGAAGAAAAGGCTGAGCGAACGTAAAGCTAAATTAAAAAGTCGTTCAGAATGGCTAAAAGAGGCGCAGGCGGCATTTAATAAATTTATCCGGTTACGGGATAAAGACCAACCTTGTATCAGTTGCGGTCGCTATCACCAAGGGCAATACCATGCCGGACATTATCGCAGTGTCGGAGCATGCCCTGAATTAAGATTTTGCGAGTTAAACGTACACAAACAATGCGCACCCTGTAATGACCACAAAAGCGGAAATATCATTGAGTACCGAATCAATCTTGTGAATAAAATCGGCGCAGACAAGGTGGCTTGGTTAGAACGACAGGACCACGAGCCGAAAAAGTACACCATCGAAGATTGCAAAGAAATCATCAAATACTACAAAGCGAAAATCAAAGAGTTAGAGGTATGAATGCGTAAATTTAGCGAGCTTGAACTGACCGAGGAACAGGAAGAATTTGTTGATAAGTACATGTATCCATGGGGTGCGTGGATTAGATTAGGTAGATTAGATAAACCAGGGCTAAATATCATCGCTAGATTAATGAAAAGCGTGATTCCGGCAGAACCAAGCGAACCTGTGTGTGATGATGAAACAGGCATGATGATTAGTGAGCTTATCGAGCAATTCTTCTTCAAGAACGACCGCACTTTACACTATATCGTGTTTTCGTATTACGTAAACAAAAACACGATAAATCGCATAGCCGTTAAACTGCGTGAAAACTGTGGAGAGATGAAAATGCAGCCGTGCGCCGGTAAGTCAGATATTCGCATTCCGAGCCTTAAAACTGTGAAGCGGAACGTTGAAAAAGAATTGAAATTGGCAAAAGCGATAATTCACGAACTGCTTGTAATTGGTTTCGTTATTCTTCGAACTGGCCGACAAAATGCAAAAAACATCAAAATTACATATTGACAAACCTTGTCATCTTGTCCTATCATTTGAATATATGGTGGTCGTCGTGTAAGTGATGTTCACCTACAGTCGCCAGAAGGTGGCTGTGTGTTGAAACACCGATGAAATTAATGGATTTTGATTTAAGTAAACCCTGACTGGTAACAGTTGGGGTTTTTTATTGCCTCGAGAAAAGCGGGGTGGAGTATGAGAATGTTTAAAGATCCCGGAAATCAAAGCTATGTCTGGTCGGGTTTTTCTGGCTTTTTGGCGTGGCTTGGCGATCAGAATAATTTAATGTTACTTAGTCTTGCGATTGGTATTTTGACCGCACTTGTGAATATGTATTCCAAATTCTGGGAAGGTCGCTTGCTGAAGCGCGAAGAAGAGCGCAAAGAAGAGATTCACGCGCTGATGGTGGCAAGATTAAAACAGGGGTTAAATATTGAAATTATCAAAGACTAGAGGGGCGTTAGGTGTTTGCTCCATTATCAGTATTATTGCGGTGATGTACACCTCGTATGGCGACGAAATCGCATTAAGCCCTGCCGGTGCGGAGATTATCGGCAATGCTGAGGGTTGTCGCCGTGAGCCGTATAAATGCCCATCAGATGTGTTAACCGTTGGCATTGGGTCAACAGAATATAGCGGACTGCCGATTGAACCGAAACGAATCTATACGGATTTGGAGATTGCGGAGCGCTGGAAAAATGATATTCAGGTAGCCGAAAAATGCGTGAATCAATATGGAAACGGACGAAATTTACCGCAACCCGTTTTTGATGCTGCAACGTCTATCACGTTTAATGTTGGCTGTGGTGCAATGCGTAAATCCACCATGTTTAAATATCTCAATGCAGGCAAGTATGCGCAAGCCTGTAATGAGTTATCTCGCTGGACGAGAGCCGGTGGAAGAGTGTTGCCTGGGCTTGTTAGTCGCAGAGAAAAGGAAAAAGCACTATGTTTGCAGGATTTAAAACCTACGCAATAGCCTTTATTGCGATAACAATTTTGGGCTTGTGCGGTTGGACTTGGTACCAATCTCAGAAGATATCTAGCCTAAAGGCCGAGAACCAAGCTCAAGCCCAAACCATCAAAGCACAACAGGAAGTCAACAAAGTCTTAAATGTTGTACTACAACAAGAGCGCGCTGCGGTAATTGCGCAACAACAACGCAACGAAGAAATCGAACGGATGGCAGCAGAAAATGCGGAATCAATTAAAACGATTATTAAGACACAACCTTGTGCTAACACTCGCCTGCCTCAGTCTGCTCTTGAGCGCCTGCGGAAATAACACAACCAAGACAAGCTATATCTACCCACCTCAAGCCTACACGGTGCCGTGTGCTAAGACAGCATTTACCGGCGAGACTTACGGTGATGTCGTATTACAGTTAGTCAAGGTAACCGCAGAGCGAGACAAGTGCGCAAGCCAAGTAGATAATCTCAATAAGTGGATTAACCAAACCAAGACCGCCAATTAGCGCGGTCTTTTTGTTATGTATATGCTACATACCTTAGCTATACCTCCGCTCAAGATGTTAAAAATCTCGGGGTTATATCTAAGTTATGTGATGTAAATGTTACAAAATCAAACAGATGACGATAATTCTTTTTGCGATGCAACCGCTAAAAAGTGGCTACGGTCTTTATAAATTGGGTTAGTTGATACACGCTGATCTATACGGTCAAGTAAATACTGAGGCAGCGTGATATTTATCCGCTGACGCTTACCAAAATAAGCGGTTATATCAACATCCACTAACAACCAAGTATCGCAAAATTCAAATTCCGGATCTGTTTTGTAGTGCATAAAGCCTTTGTCTTTAATTGTTGATATATCAAAGCCATCGTCTAGCATCACCTCAAGCATGCTATGTATTGCGTCCGTTACCATTGGCACAATATCTTCGACACTATCGGCACCGCTAAAGCAACTATAACTCTCTGTGAATAAGGCTGGGACAGCCATCCCAAACGCCTCAGTCTCTTTTTTTGGCGTTTCTACGCCGACTGTAAATAACATATTACCTCCGTTAAAGCTCGGCAGAGCTATTAAAGCCCTGCCGATTTTTTAATGGATTTTAAAGTTCCGATTGGTAAATCTTGTTTCGGGTGTGGCACTGGGAAATTCTTCCCGGTTTTTGGAGAGTGCCATATTTGGTGGTCTCCTTTGCCGTGCCTTACAAACTCACAACCGTTTGCTTTAAGCTCCTTGATTAAGTCTCTTGAGTGCATGCTATCTCCTTTCGTCTTAATCTGAGGTAATTATACACACGCATACACACAAAAGCAAGAGATTAATCACAAAATCACAAAATATTTTGCAAATATTTTTCGGGAAAAGGTACTCCTGAGGGGACTCCCCTTTCCACGGGGTTTCGGGCGCGCGGTTTTCGACAGTTTTTTGACTTCTTGGGCATCATCATCTTTTTAAGGTTTTTGGATTTTTGGCAGGTTTGGCATGGATAATTTATTTGACTTAAAACTCAATATAAATCAGATCGCCGAACTAGTCGGAATGCACCGTCAAACCGTATCACAACGGGTTGCAGGGCTTACTCCTGCTATTGGTAGCAACTCCAAATTAAAGCTCTATGCACTATCTGATTTAATCAAAATTGGACTCGCTGAAAAAATGACGGCGGATGTTGATAGTTTATCGCCTGTTGAGAGACGAGCATTTTGGCAGGCGGAAAATGAAAGACTTAAATATGAGCGAGACACCGGCGAATTGGTGCCGGCGTTTGAAGTTGCTCAAGAGATGAGTTTTTTGGCTAAAGCGGTATCGCAAGCTCTTGATACACTACCAGATATTTTAGAGCGTGATTGTGCATTAACTCCAGCACAATCAACTCGTGTAATACAGGTGATTGATGACGTTAAATTGCAAATGTCATTACATATACAGGATGGCGATAATAAATCAGAGGAGCAATAATGTTTGCATCAGCTAAAGATATTAGACGAGATATTGCAAATCTACTTAAACCGCCTCGCCGAATGAAAGTATCGGAAGCCGTAGCGGAATATATGCGCGTGCCGGTTGGTGGGGGCCGGCCTGGCCGT